AGGCAACTGTTGTTCCATTTCTTCTTCGGTTACTTCAGGTACTTCGACTTGTTCAGTCATTATCGTCATCCATATAGTTACGCGCTAGGTCAAGAATTTCACGCTGCGCGACACTGAGACCTTGGATCAGTCCGCACATATACTTGTAATGGGCAAAATCTTTACAAGCCCCATCAGCAAGTAATTCGGTAGCAGAGCTTTTATGCTCGTTTAACTTTTTAATTAGCGCGTCAAAGACGGTATTTGCCATGTTTATTCACCCTTTTTTGGAGCCATATAAGTCTTTAAAAAGTCCAATTTATGGCTGTTTGCAGCCTGTTTTTGGTTGTTTTCTGCGTTTTTATCCTGCGATGCAAGGCGATTTGCCTCGTTTTGTGCCGATACATCTAGCTTTGCCTTCTCTAAATCAAGTTTAGCTGTGGCTAACTGGATATCTGCTTGGTCTTTTTGCGTTTTCCGGTCAATATCAGCCTTCTTGATCTGTACTTCAGCCTGTTGTAACTGGAATAACGGGTCTTGCTGCTGTTGTTGAGCCTGTTGCTGCGCGGCTTCTTGCTGATGCACTTGAGTTAGCTGCTTGCCAGCGTCTGCAACAAGTCTTGCCAACTGAACTTCAATATCTTCTGGCAATTCTTCGTCTGGTGCGGGTAAAGTGACCCCCAATTGCTCTTCAATCTGCTTGCGATACCTAAATGCCATGTGTTCAGCAATGTGCGCCTGCAAACTTGCCATCATTTGCTGCGCCATAGGGTTCTGCCCCATGCCTGCGGCAATCATTGGGTCTTGCATAAAGGACGTATGTGCCGCAATGTGCGCGTCTTGGTCTTGGTAGATGAACGCTTTGACTGGTTTGCCAATCAAAATTGCCATGTTTTCTGACACGGGGTCTTTGGGCTTCTGGTCATCGGTGGTCGGAACCAACTTATCGGCGTTCTTTATGCCCATCACCTCAATCATTTGACGGTGAAGCTGTGGCAAGTCATAAATCTGCGGGGCTTGCTGCGCCATTTGCAGTACAGCTTGGTACTGAACTACACGCTGCGCCATTGTGCTGCTGTTCGGATCGCTTACTGGAATGACTTCAACCAGTGCGTAGTCCGATTTCTTAGCTTTTGGTTCGCCTTGGTCTGGTTGATACTCATACTCATCAGGCGCATAGTCCGCCATGATTGCTTTGAGCAGTTTAAACTCTTGCTTCATTGCGTAGTGAACACGCGACTGCACTGCTGCCATCGGTTTGAGTGTGCGCTCAAGCAACGCGAGTGTCGTTCCAACAGGTGCGTTAGCACTCATGTCAGAAATGTTCATGTCACTAATTGCACCAAGCCTGCGACCCTCATCTGTAATTTTTTGCAAGAGCGTGAGAAGCGTTTGGCTTGGCTCCTTGTAAGGCATCATCATGATGTTGTCTTTGATCGCGCCACTTGGCACGTCTACATCACGAAACTCGCCCGGTGCGATTGGTGTGTCATCACCCTTTACTCGCAAACCCCGAGATTTAAGACCACCGGGTAAATTGCTAAGAGTGCCAGCATCAACAAGTTGACGAATAATAGAAGTACCTGCACGGGCGTACCCTCCGATAATGTGGATTAGCCCCATGCCGTAAAAACCAAAACCGGGAACATACACGTAATGCACGAAGTGTTGGCGCTTAAGTTTTAACTCATCATCGGGATTCCAGTTGCGGCGGATTGCCAGAACGGTAGATGTGCTTCTCTCAATCGTAATGACGTACGGCTTGGCAAGATCATCTTCATCGTCAATGCCGGGGATGCAGTAGTCAATGTGAATTTCGCACAGTGAATAGCGTTCGTCATCACTTAGGGTATACCCGCCCTCTTCGGCTTTGCGCTTCTCGATGTCAGTGTGAAAGGTCTCTGGTTCGCCTAAGTCCACGTCACAGTAAAAACCGCTGGCTTGAAGTTTCTTAACCTCGTTCTTGGTCTTACGCATGATGTGGGTCACGCGCTCTGCGCTCTCAATGTGAGACGCACCATAAGGCACGATGACATCTTCGGCAGGAATGTAGATTGAAACCTGTCGGTTTAGGCTTGGGTCAAAGTACACCTTCTTAAACGCAGAACCCGCAAGCCCAAGCGAGTAGAGCGCACGTTCATGCTCTGGGCGGTACTCGACCATCACGTCCGTAAGCTCGTAATTCATGTCGGCTTCGACACGTTTGGCGGCGTCTTCTTTCTCGCGAGTAATCTTGCCAATAATCTGTGTGCGTACTGGACCCGCTGCGGGGAACGTTTCAGACATAGCTTCGGCTTGAAACCGAATCGCTGCTTCTGCAAGGACTGTGGAATACACCCCACAAGCATCTTGCCAAGGTTCTGTACGCTCTTCGTATTTAAATCCAAGAACGTCTAAGCCTTTGACGTACGTATCTGCCCAGTCTTTGCGACTGTTTACATCTGCATCAACCAATTCAAGCAACTCAGAGGCAAGGGACTGCAATTCACCTTCATCTAGGGTCTCCGCAATATTGGCAGAAAACTCATCATCAACTTCTTCGGCGTCTGGAATCAGGGTAATCTCTACGCTGCCATCGTCTAGCGTGACCATTTTAGGATCAACAATCTCAATCTCAAGAGCATCTTCTTCTTGGTCGTCTATGCCCAGCGGGGCAGCGTATAAACCTTTTTCCATGACTTATCCTTAGTAATACCCGCCTTTGCGGGATTTAAAATATCGTATGTCGTCAGGCTCATCTGTAGGCAGGCGAATAAACCCGCCTTGGCGAAACCGCATAAGCGCCATCACCGTTGAGTCTACCAAGTCATCGTGGCTACTAAAAGGAAAACCCGCAATCTCTTCAACCAGTTCTTCCGCCCACCTAGTCTCCGGAACCCATACAAGCCCAGACATCACAATGTCTGCCACTGAGTTTAACCTAGCCAGTTTGTCACCGGAACCCCTGTGCGGGGTGTATTCCTGCAAGGGTATACCTTGGCGTCTTAGCTCTTGAAAGAGTGGCACACCGTTGGATTTCTTCTCCACGATGAACGCATCAGGCTCCCACTCCTTGTACTCTTCTAGGGCAAGTGCCTTTAACTCTGGGAACTCTATGCGCTTCTTAATAGAGTTTAGTAAGATGATATGGTATGCCCCGGCTTCCTCGTTGTTAAACACGCCCCACGTAGTGAGCGCAGTAAAGTCAGCACGGTTATGCGCTTCGGCTGCGGCGTCCAGTGACATGATGAGGTACTCACACTGAGGCGGGTCTTCCTTTGTCCATATCTTCCACCACTCGCGCTTAACGACTGAGGCTTCCTCGGAAGTCGGATTCTGCTGGTACTGTGCGTTCCATTGGAACAGCGGCATAGATGCTTTTGTACGCAGGAGGGCAGGCAGGTCGTAGAACTCAGGCCATAACGCTTTTTGCGTGGGCGCACCAGTTTTGTCTATAGTGTCAATAATGGCAGGGAATTCTACAACTTCGTACTGGTCAGACCCCGCGTTCATTGCCATGTCTTTTACAACGCGCCCGGTTAAGTCGTCCAAGTGCCAACGGGTTTGAATAATTGCCACTTTACCCTGTGGCATCAGACGTGTCCGCGCACCGTAGGTAAACCACTCATAGGCTTTATCAAACACATCAAAGTTGCCGTTAATCACGTCCTGCTCAGAGTGTGGGTCGTCCACAAGCAATAAGTCCGCACCACGTCCTGCAATAGATGAGCCGATACCACAGGCGTAATACTCACCGCCCGCATTAGTGTTCCAGCGCCCCGCGCTCTTTGAATCCGCCGCGAGGTTCACGGTTGGGAATATCTGCTTGTATGCATCTGAATCAACGATGTTACGCACCTTGCGTCCAAAGTCCACAGCTAAGTCCGTGGTGTGGGAGACCATCATGACTTTCTTATTAGGGAACTTACCCAAGAACCATGCAGGGAAATATATAGACACAAGCTGGGACTTGCCGTGGCGCGGAGGGATGTTCACGCACACACGATCTTTTTTACCCGCAGCAATTTGCATGAGCAGGTTGCTCAAAATGCGGTGGTGCTTGCCCACCTTGTAGTCTGCTTGCATATGCTGGCAAAAAGCAATCAAGTCATTGCGGCAGTTCTGCGCCCGTTTGCGGTCTTCTAAGACGGTAGCAAGCTGTTCAATTTCAGATTGTTCTTCTGGAGAAAACTCGTCTAACCTATCCAGCATGACGCGGATTTCTTCTTCGGTAAAATCCAGTATTGGGCTTGCCACTACCCGAGTCCCAGTTCTTCATCTACGTCAATGACCTGTCCACCTAGCGCCACATACTCTGGTTCAGGCACATCGGTTACATCCGTTACGTTGTCAATATCCAACAGGCGGTTGAACTTATCACGCAGTTTCTTACGTAGGTCATCGGTAGACTGGTGCGTAATGGTGACTTCAGTTTTCTCGGTAAACAACCCAACGTCTGTGATCTTACCTAGCAGCTCCAACGCACGGATGCGGATTTTGGCATCCGGGTTCTCAGACTCAAGCACAAGTTTGTTTGTAACCAGATGGCGGATTTCAGCCGCATGGTGGGCAACTGCTGTGCCGAATTCATCAAGAATTGCACGCGCTTGCAAGAGTGACGCAGGGGTAAGTTTAGACGCCCTCGCAGTGGTGAGCTTCTTACTGGCAAGGTCTGGGTTATCTGCGTACGCTTGGATAAGTTCTGCGGCGATGTCTTGATCTTGGGAGTTGATCGAGACCTCAAGCCCGTGATCCATCAGGGTGTCGATGGTATTGCAGAGTGCTTCTGCCCGCTCCCGCAAGTCAGTGATGTTTGTCTGAGGCAGGAGAGGTATACCGAGATCGGGAGAAAGTTGCAACATAGATGTACACACGCAAACCAAAAGGTCGATGGGCGCAGTATATCTTGTTTAGTTGTGTTCTTCAAATTTTTATATAAAAAATTTTTGGAGGTAGGGGATAAATTAAGTAAGGGGGGTACTGTGGTTTTGTACAGTATCGCTATCTGGGATTTTTAAAAATATGGTCCGTGAGTGTGCGAATTAGTAATACACAGACTGGCTGCGCGACGTCGTCACTTGCGGGGGGTACGGGGGCGGTGGGGTCGGCCTAAGTCCGTTTTAGGTTTGTTATAGACAGCCTATAACAGAACACAATGAAACAAAAAGATCTGTTATCTATTGATAAGTTATGGTGTATCGCTTACATTGGAAGCTCACCAACCGGTGAAACAAACTTTTTAGGATGACATTATGTCTAACTCTAAATCTGTAGTCCCCGCTAACGAAGCGGTAGCAGTATCGAAGTTAACCCTTTCCGCTCAGGCTTTGGCTGACATATTCGGGCGTACAACCTTATGGGTTGCGGCGGCTGACAAGGCTGATAAGGCGGCTGTTGGCTTGGTTGATACCTTGGTTGCGGCTAATGTGTTACCTGATCATCTCAGGGCTGAAACAGGTGAAGCTGAGTTTATACGCGGTATGGGTATTGCAATTGTTGCAGCTTTCCCTGCTAAGGCTCAGGCTTTACTGTCTTACACTGACAAGTTACCCGCCGGTGATTGGGACAAAGACAAACCCTTTCAGTACAACAATGCAACCAAACGCACGTGGCAACAGCGTATTGGTAGCCGCATGGGTGATATTCGCAACGGATTAGCGGCGCGTTATGTGGCAATGGCAGCGGCTAAGGCGGCGGCTGATCAGGCGGCTATCTTGAAGGCTCAGGCTGAAAAGACAGCGGCGGCTGACAAGGCGGCGGCTAAGGCGGCTGAGGCTGAGGCTGAGGCTAAGGTGAAGGCGGCTAAGGCGGCTGACAAGGCTCTGAAGGCTAAGGCGACTGATCAGGTTGCATTAGCTCAGGCGGCTAAGGCGGCGGCTGATCAGGCGGCGGCTGAGACAGCCCTGAAAGAGGTTGCGGCTAAGGCGGCGGCTGAGGCTAAGGCAGCGGAAGACAGGCTTAAGGCTGAGGCTGTAGCAAGGGCTGAGGCTCAGGTAGCAACAGGGTTGCGTGACAGCCTTGTGGCGATCTGGACAAAGCAGAAGCAGCAAGTGCAAGCTGCTAAGGCTCCGCTGTTCGATGTGGCTAAAGTGACTAAGGCTCTGGACGCCTTGATCGCTGAGGTTATGGTTGTACGTAAGTAACCTGTAGTGTGAACCCCGTAAGGCTTCGGTCTTACGGGGTTTTTTTTGCCCACGTTTTTTGAACCCTGACAGGCTTTGGCTTGTCAGGGTTTTTTTTTGGTTCAGCTTTTCGTTCTCGCTGGCGTACGACACTTGGATACATACAGCATAGTTTGTTATAGGCTGTCTATAACAAAATGGATTCGTGATAGTTCTATGAGTAGCGTGGCGCGTTGGATTCGGTTTGGTCAAATCGTCCGCCATAATTGATGTGGCGTATTACGCTATAACGTGTGATAGTTTATGGAGTAGCGTGGCGCGTGACGTGACGTTGATGCAGGCCAGCGGCAGGAAATGAGTTATGTGCCAGTTTGTTATAGGACGTCTATAACAACACCATAAGATGATAGTTCTTGGAGCAGCGTGGCGCTCGGGGTTTGCACGGTATCCGCACCCTTGGGATGGCGCAAGCCAGTGAAAAGACTGCCGTGAGCATGGTTGCGTTTGGTTGTGTTTAGTATGCAAAGGTATACTGTTCCAAAGTTCTATAAAGTTCCTGTAAAGTTCCATTAAAAAAGAACTTTATCTAGGTTTGATTTTCGTGCAGTATCGTTAGTTGCAACCCACTTTCGTTAGTAATTATTGTCTATCTAATCTTATCTAATCTTATTAAACTAAATATTATTTATATAAAGTTCCAAAATTAGGCGTTTGGCGGAAAAGGACAGCGTCTAAATTTTCCATGTGCAAAACCACCTTTCAGGAACTTTACTTTTTGCACCTTCCCCGCGTTTGGGTGGTCTCATTTTCCCAAAAACACCCCTTTTGGAACATTACTTATATATCAAGGACTTACACCATACACTCAGGGAACTTTAGCCATTTCAAAACCCCTAATTTTCCGAATTTTCCCTTGCATATCAATAACTTACAAAATTCATAAAGTTCCATTTTTGCCCAAACCCCCCGAAATCACACTACCAAAAAAGGAACTTTACCAACCTGCCTATTCATACCCCCTCGTATCAGTTCTTGCAGTTTTAACCACGCTTTTCCTGCCCCTTTTTCCCACCCTACGTAACGTATCACACAATAATTAGAATATGGTGTGTTTAAGAATTTTCCGACCTCCACAAACCCCATGATAGTACCCCGAGCTGCGTGGCATCCCAACCCCCAACACCTGCAATTCACCAGCGGAACACGTAACACATCAACCTATCAGATAATATCTAACAGTATCTAACCTTAACTTCCGGGATCAACCCCTTGACAAACGTACAGTTCTATGCTACAATGTAGTTTCAGTGGGGAGAGCAACAAGCGGTATAGTGAGTCAGGTTTGTTATAGGAAGCCTATAACAGATTGCAAAGATGGCGTAAGCCATATTGTAGTGAGCCACTGAGACACCAGTAAACAACATACACACTAAGGAGTTATAGAATGAGTCGAGATCAAGAGACCCATGTGGTCATGAAACGTGCAATCCTCAACCCCGACAACCAAGAACCATTGTGGGAAGTGGGTGCAATTTATCACCTGAACGATGCAGTCCGTATCTGCGATATCTGGGGCGTTGACCACTTCGACGCGTGGTTCTGCGCCAACCTAGAAGTTGCACAGTACGCAGCAGCAAACTACTTCGACAACGGCAAACCACTTTAATTGTTATAGGAAGCCTATAACAGAACAACATACACACTAAGGAGTTATACGATGGACATCAACCAAGAGCTTGCCCGTATCTTTGCGGGTGCAGTACCGAAACTAACAGACACCGAAGCCAAGTGGGTGTTACAGCACGAGAAAACGCATGACGAGTACATGGCACACCGCGAGGACGAGCTGCGTCTGATTATCTCAAGCCTTGAAGCTGCGCGTGTCACGGTGCAGGAAGTGTACAAGGCACTAAACCGTCATGACATACCGATAGCTCAGATGATGATCTGTGCCGAGGACTGCCTGACCGAGTCAATTGACGAAGCCTATAAAAAACTGGGGAGAATGAAATGAACGGATACGTATGCTTTTACACGGGTAAGAAAGTCTTTGTTTGTGCAAACACCACATACGAAGCGCAGAAACTCGCCGCCACCATGCTCAAAGTCACTGAAAAGAACCGTTACAAGATCGACGTGTACCTGAGCGAGACACCCCAAGGTGCGGTAACACACACTATAACTAACTAAGGAGTAATAACATGAAGTTCACAGCGGGGAAATTGCCTAACGGCAAGATCGTCGAGGTCTTGGGCATCACGCCCGACAAGGGGATAAGTGTCTGCTATGAAATCTATAGCGACAAGGCACTTGAGTTGCAGAAGTACGTACCGATGAACACCCGCTTTGTGTGGGTGCGTGAGTTTAACTTTAAGGAGTAATAGCATGAACAACGATGAGTTAGGCTGTCTGATGGTGATTAGAGTTATCAACACCGACAACGGGTGGAGGGTGGAGCAGAACGATAACTTTGTGCCTGATGCCAAGGGCAACACCCATTGGGCTGATTTAGGTGATGCACTCGCAGCGTTGCGTAGTGCGTTGGAAGTTTTGGACTTTAACAAGGAGTAATAGCATGGGATGGTTTGATACTGAAACAGTAGCGTTTGATACGCTTAAGGGTAAAACGTTCAAGTCGGTAAAACGTACGGGGGACATCCTCCTTACGTTCGTCACAACCGATGACGAGACGTTCTATATGCAGCACGATCAAGAATGTTGCGAGACCGTCGAGATTGAGTCCATAGTCGGTGACTTGCAGGACTTAGTAGGTGAGCCGATCTTGGTAGCAGAGGAGGTGACTAACCGCGAGTTGCCATCAGAGGTCGGTGATCCATACGGCACTTATACGTGGACATTCTATAAGTTAGCAACACGTAAAGGTTACGTGGACATCAGGTGGTACGGCGAGAGCAACGGCTACTACAGTGAACGCGTGAGTTTAACGAAGTCAATCTTAACAGATGAGGAGTAGTGACATGGACAAACTGATAGCTGCGGTACTTGCACAGATCAAAGAGGACATTATCGCCGATGACATGACATCCATTGAGGAGTTACTACGTCATACGCCAGAGGTGACCCTGCTTGCGTACCTGCCCGAAGATCAGTGGGCTGACCACGCAACGCCGGAACCGACAAAAGAGAGACGCATCGAACTAGCCCTTGCAATGATGGATGAGGGCAGACTCATCGACACGGACGGTAGCGTGGTGCTGATCGAAGTGAGCCGTGAACTGTACGAAGAATTTAAAGGGGAGGAAGAGTAACCTATCAGAAGTTGTAGATACTTGACAGAACGTTAAGTATAGTGCTATAATGTAGTCTCAGTTGGGAAAGAACTGAGTTGTACCGGTTTGTTATAGATTCCCTATAACAAACAAACTTAAAACCAAGGAGCAGTTGTTATGTCATCAGCATATGGGTTGTCTCACGATCAGGTAGCAAACTTGATCTTACATTTCGGTCCTTACCGCAGTGTCCATGTTGAAGGGTACATGGGTAGCAGCAAGTCTTCAATCCTAAAGACTCTTGCAAAATCGTTACCCAATCATGTGATTTGTTATTTCGATTGCAATACCAAGACACTAGGTGACGTGTCACTACCTAGTTTCCACAAGGTTGACGACCAAGGGTACGTGACGTTCGTACCCAATGAGGAGTTAGGCGTTCATCTAGGTAAGCCCGTTTGCCTGCTCATTGATGAGTTGCCGAAAGCCGAGGACGGTGTCAAGAAAGCAATGACCCGTATCTTGCAAGAGAAGATTGCTGCGGGTATACCACTGAAGAAGGGCAGCATTACGTGGTCAACAGGTAACTTGGACTCCGAGGGTCAGGGCGATGCGATGCCCGCGTTCTTGGATAACCGTGTCACGATTGTCGAGATGCGTAAGAGTACCAACATCGAGTTCATTGAGTACGGTATCAATGCAGGGTTTCACCCTATCCTGTTAGGGGTTGTGAAAGATAACCCCGACTGGTTTGCAGACCCACGCGATGTCAAAGACCCCAAGGACAACGAAGCGATTCATCATCCCGATTCTGTCGAGCGCCGCCGCAGCTTTTGGACTAACCGCTCAGGTCACGCAGCATCCGACTTGCTCTACGTACAGGACAAGCTCGACCAAGTCACGTTCCAAGCGGCACTCATTGGTACGGTGGGTGCGTACTGCGCCGGACACATCATGGCGTTCAGCAAACTACACGGTGACTTGCCATCACTTGAGTCCATCAAGAAAGACCCGATGGGTGCGCGAGTTCCCGAGAGCATGGCTGCACGTTGCATGGTCATACATCGTACGTGTTCAAACATTGACCCGACATGGGTTGATGCGTGGTTCGACTACATGGCACGGATGGACAAGGAGTCCCAAGGGTTCTTCAACAACACCATCAAGGCAGACTCGTACGACAAGAAGAAGCAAGCCGTGGTCATGAACAACAAGAAGTACCGTGACTGGGCGTTGGCAAACAACCACTTGGCGACAGCGGATAAACGCTAGGCAGACAAGAGGTAGGTGGTTGGCAGGATGTTATAGGTTTCCTATAACAAATTATTGAGTGTTGTAAGACACGTAGTCCCCGGGTGACATGGGTTACCCGTTCATAGCGCAGTATCAAACCAAGGAGTTATACCATGAACGACATCGTCAACATGAACGCTGTTCCATCAGAGATCAGCACCCCATCAATCTCAGGTTCGTGCTTTCTCATCGAGCTGAACATCAGCTCTTGGGCAGGGCGCAAGCTCGACAAGAAACAAAGCGCCGATGTGTCGGTGCGTAATAACGCAGCATCAGGTATGGCTAACGTCCACAAGAAGTTACTCGGTGACTGTGCCGAATTGATCGCGGTGCAGAAGTTTGCAGCCAATGCACGTAACGAGCATTACAGTATGACGCAGCCGTGGTCAAACAGTGGGTTGGCGGTACTACCCACACGGTGGCATGACAAGTATATGTACAGAATGACTACGCTACAGGGTGAGTACAACACATTGGTAGGTACGTTCTTCGACGCATACCTGTGGGCGACAAGCCAAGCGCAGATCAAGCTAGGCGATATGTTCGATGCGAACGACTACCCCACGGTTGACTCATTGCGTAACAAGTTTAGGTTTCAGATTAACCCCATGCCTATGCCTGAAGCGGGTGACTTCAGGGTTGACTTAGGTAACGAAGCTAAGGAGATGCTGACATCACACTATAAGAACTTCTACACCACACAGGTAGGCAACATGATGTCTGGTGTATGGACGCAGTTGTACGATGCGCTCTCTAAGATGTCGGAACGCTTGGACTATACCAACGACAGCAACAAGAAGATATTCCGTGACTCGTTGGTCAGTAACGTCACCGACATGGTCGATATGTTGGACGCATTCAACATGACGGGCGACACACAGATGACTGCGATGAAGCAGCGGCTAGAAGCGGCGATGTTCGGTGTCACACCGGATGCGTTGCGAGAGGATGACTACTTGCGCGTTGAGACTAAACGTGCGGTAGATCAGATGATGAAGGCACTGCCTTCACTTGATTTATAACCTGTAAGGAGTTACATATCATGGCATTAGTTATGAACACCGTGCTGTCGGTAGAACAGCGACTCAGTAAAGCAATGGCTGACATCATGGCGGTTGACCCTGCCATTGCCCCTGTGCTTATGATCGGTAAGCGCGTAGTGTGTGACAAGACTCAGACCGCTTGCACTAATGGGCGTGACGAGAAGTATGGTCGTGCGTTTTGTGCAGCACTCAGCGATGCGGAGTTGCGGTTCGTGATGATGCACGAGGGGTATCACAAGATGTACCGTCACTTAAAAACGTGGCGTCACCTGTGGAAGATCAACGCCAAGCGAGCCAACAAAGCCTGTGACTACGTAATCAATATCAAGTTATACGATGGTTACCTAGGTGTCATGACTCCGCATGGTCAACCGTTTATCAAGATGCCCAAGTGCGGGTTGCTTGATCCCAAGTACCGTGACATGGACTCCGAAGAAGTCTTCTACTTACTAGAGGACGAAGGGGGTGGCGATGATGAGCAGGGTACAGGTAGCGGTGATGGTGATGGTGATGGTGACTCGCTCGATGAGCATGACTGGGAAGATGCTCAGGATATGCCCGAAGAAGAGAGCAAGCAGCTAGAGCGTGACATCGAGGATGCAGTACGCCAAGGTGGTTTGGCTGCGGGTAAGATGGGCAGCAAGCTCGGTGTACTTGCCAAGGACGTGCTAACTCCCAAGGTTGACTGGAAGAAACAGTTCCGCGAGTTCACTAATCGGTGGTTCGCCGGAACCGACATCTCTACGTGGGCAAAACCCAATCGGCGTTACATCGGTGCGGGTATCTATATGCCATCGTCATACAGCAAGCAGATGCGTGAGTTGGTCATTGCTTATGACGCATCGGGTTCTACGATGGGGCGCATCGGCGCACAGTTCTTGGGTGAGGTGCAGCGCATCGCTACCACAATGCACATTGCCAAGGTGCGACTCATCTACTGGGACACAGAAGTGTGTGGTGATGAGGTGTACACACCTAGCACAATCAAGAACATCATACAGAGTACCAAGCCATCAGGTGGTGGGGGTACGGTAGTGCAGTGTGTGCCGGACTACCTCGCCGCAAACGGTATCAACCCACAGGCAATCGTTGTCTTAACAGATGGTGAGTTGGGCGGAGACTGGGGCAGAAAGTGGTCAAGCGTTCCGTTGTTGTGGTGTGTTGTGAACCGCCGCAAGATCAAGTCCAAGATAGGTAAAACAATCAACATCACCAATTACTAATCAGTACACGACAAGGGAGTGAGTTCACTTCCTTGTTATAGATATCCTATAACAAACCAAGGAGTTTTAGCATGGCTAGTTTTGAACACGAGTTAGGCTTTGTTGCCAACATCAAGAAGTTTACGTACAAGATAGCGGAGCAATACAAGGAGCGCATGGAGCGTGACGTTGAAGAGCGTGACGTAGCTATTGCGGAAGGGCGCACACCTCCGTACTTTGAGATATACGATGGCATCATGACTACACCTGAGGTTGCAACCTTTGCGCGAGATTTACTTAAGAAGCACCCCGACTACAAGTTCGGGCTTAACCACGATTGTGATTCTTCTTACGAGTTACATTCCAAGCGGTACTACGAGTTGTGGGTATACCGTGAGGGTGAACACTACGCACTAGGTCGCATTGGCTATAGGTATACAGCGACTAAGACAAACAAGCGCAGCTTCAATGACACGCCTAGGTCATGGTTCGTTATGAGTCGTGTGATTGTCAATGGTAAGTACGGCGATAACCGGTGGCAATACTACGCACAGATTTCTAAGAGTTACGAGAAGACTCTGAAAGCGGCTGAGAAATACTTGCGCTCTTACGCCCCGCATGAGGTCGCTGACATGACCAAGGGTAGGTTCTTAACCAAGATGCAAGAGACCTTGAGCGTAGCGCAGTCTGAGTTACGTTACACACAGTACACAGGTGTGGACTTAACAGGTAGCAAGTGGGTGCATGAGTTCAAGGCAATACTAGAACGAGGTCATGAGTTCAGTCACCTCGATGTGCGTGAGAAGATGCAAGAGATTGTCACACGATACGATGCGGTGGATGAGTTGAGGTCACGTCCTATCAGTGGATACCACATACAGACAAGCGTACCCAAGTGGGGCGACACAGAGCAGTGCGTGTACGTCACCGAATACAACCGATTGCAAGCAGGTAAGCCTGACGTGTTAGCCCCTGTACGGTATGGAGTGAGCAGCTTACCCGATGACATCAAGGGTAAGTTAGCAGTGGTGATGATGTTGACCGATGACAAGCACGTCGATGGTGTGGGCTACCGCATCAACGAGGATCAATACTGGGTGATGAAGGACATCGTATGAAACGACCTGTAAAGATATTTGGTAGGTGGGGGCTAGGTGGAGCGGGGCGCAAGTATGCAATCACGTTCGTCTTAACAAGTGACCTGCGTGTGTATGGGAATCTAAGCCCTAACGTACAAGCAAGCATCGACTATATGTGGGGGGTGGTGGCTAACGTCATCGCTGAAAGCGGTGTATCTGATAACGACATATACCGTATATGTATCCCGTATGGGACTCGCATTGCGGAGGTGATGTGCATAGGGTTAGACAGCGTTGACAACGAGCTTGAAGGTGTATACGATGATGTCGATGAGCTACCCAAATGGATGCAAGAGAGTATAGCTGTGCTATCAATGCTACCTATTGATAAACCAAATCAGCAGGTAGCGGGAGTTGGTAGACGTATCGCAGAGAATATATATTGGGCGTACAAGCCCACTATGTAGGAATCAGTACGCAGTAAATTAACCACATGGAGAATTAAAATGACCAAGAAGAAAAGTAAAGCGCAACGCATTCGTGAGTTGCTTGAGAAGGGCAAGTCCGCACACTACATCAGCAACACGCTCAACGTGACGCTACAAAATATATACAACGTGCGGTGGCACATGAAGAACGCGGCGAAAGCCGCAGGGGTGAAAGCCGCAGGGGTGGAAGCCCCTAAGGTAGGAGAAGCTACTATCATACTTCCCGCACCGCCAAAACAAATCGAGATTGACTTTACAAAGCTCGACGAAGTTGTCAACCAACACCAAGCGCACATCAAGGCGCACGTTGAGTTACTCAACAACCGCAGCAAGACCGAGTCCATCCAAGGCGAGTACGGCAAGTACCAACAGATGACTACGTGGCAGCGCATCAAATTTAATTTCAAATCTGCGCTTGGACTATGACATGGCAACCACACCTGAAGCAAAAGTAAAAGCCAAAGTCAAGGTCATACTAAAAGAACTGTTTGCGTACTACACCATGCCTGTGACGGGCGGGTTTGGTACGTCCGGTGCGCCTGACTTTCTTGTGTGCCTGAATGGTCGCTTTGTAGGCATTGAATGTAAAGCTGGTAAAAGCAGACCTACCGCATTACAGGAAAAGAACTTAAACGATATTACACGAGCAGGTGGTGAGGCCCTTGTAATCAACGAAGAGAACGTAGGAAACTTACGGGAGTTACTGATATGGAGAACGCGATAGAAGGCGATGAGGACTTGCTATGGGCAGATGGTCTGCTCCACGCTGTAATCGGCATTGCGACTCGTGCAGATGGGTTGCGTGTTGTGTGCTACAGCATCGAGAAGATCATCGAAGTGTTCATGACGCGAGATGGCATGACTGAAGAAGAAGCGTATGAGTTCTATGAATTCAACGTGGCTTGTGCATGGGTGGGGGATAAGACACCTATATTTGTAGAAACAACCAAAGGAGATTGATATGGAAATAACCGATGAATTCAAAACACAGACGAATATCTTATACAAAAACTTAAGTAAAACAATTGAAGCAGCAGCACTTGAAACCATGCCCAATGGTTTAGAAGTTGCACTGACCGCAATTAACAGTTTGGCGGTGGCAACAGCAATCAGCCACGGCATCACACAAGAATCATTTCTTGCAAATGTTGCACACATATTCAACCAATACTCTACGTTCATTACACCTGCGAATGACCAAGGAGTTCATTAACATGAAATGCAAAGTTAAGATCGGTTGTAACTATGAACCTAAATGGTTTGAACGCAGGATGACGAGCGGTTGGTACTCAGGCAAGAACCCACGGCTAGATAACTATGGCATGGCATTACAGTCGTGCTTGTTAGGCACAGGTGTTGCCCGTTACTGGAAGACAAAAGTGTTTGGCTCACTTGGTCTGTCTGCGTTTTGTTTGTATGCAGCGTGGTGCTATGGGTGGTTCGCATGAATACATCAAGCGAAGTAATGTGGTGGGTAGCGTATTTTTACTTGGCGCTTGTTTTAATTATATGGATGTGGAAATGATGATCTTTGAAGATGAGTTCATCCGCATACGCAACCGCCCCGACCAATGGATGCCAGAAATAGAGCATCGAAAACTTGAGCGCAGGGTGATTGGCACGTACTTCTTTGGATTGTTTAAACGATACGAGTATTACTACACAGAATGGAGTAAAGAATGAAACACAAACACTACGATTGCATTGTTGCGTGGGCTGAAGGTAAACAGATTCAATGCAACAACCCAGACAGAGACGGGTCTGAGGATTGGGAAGATGAAGCCGAACCATGTTGGTATAACTTTTGCGATTACCGCATCAAGCCTGAACCCAAGCCTGATATTGTTAAAATTTTTTATCTGGAGTCGCACCCATTTTTAGGGTTGCGGTTTTCAGAAGAGGTTACTCCAATTAAGGATAAAACAAAACGGATTAGCTGCACGTTCGACAGCATAACAGGTAAGTTGAAAGCAGCGGAGGTGATATGACCGACTTCACATCTGAGTCACTTGAGCAAGTGCTTATCAAGATTAGCCAAGCGCTTGAGTGCATTGCTGCACACCCAACAAGGTTGATTGTGCCAAAGAAGTTATTACGCCAAGCTATCTTTATCATGCACAGCAAGCACAAGAAGCACATGATGCCGACCACGCAGCGTAAAGCAACACGCAGGGCTAAGGCAAGACAACACGCATCATTCCTTTATCCAAGGTGGGCAGCATGAACGAACGACTAAAAGAGTTGGCTGAAAAAGCCGCGCTAGGCTTTGAATATGATGAACATCCAAAATGTTTTGAACGCTTTGCCGAACTTGTGCGCCAAGATGAGCGTGAGGCTTGTGCGAAGTTGTGTGAGATATATTCAATGGCGGGAAACCTTGCAGGTTTATGCGCTACAGCAATTAGAGCGAGGGGCAACCGTGAACCGACTTGATTTAATTATTGACAACATTATGTACGCCAGAATTATTAAAGAATCGGCACATCAAGATGAATTGCTTGACGAAGCCCTCGCCGCAGCCCGTGAACTCAAAGCGTTGGAGCCTGTGGCTATAGTAGATCATAGCCATCCCTTTAGTGATGACAGCTTTTATATGATTGCAAATTATGAGCGTTCTTTTCCGTCTGGAACAAAACTCTACGCACTAGACGAGGTGACGAAATGACAGACACAAAACAACCCGAAGCTTTGCGACTGGCTGTAATACATGAGTTTTTAGCAGAACAATCTAAACACGATGAAGAAAAGACAATTATTGTTCAACTTTTTAAAGATAGTGCAATCGAACTTCGCCGCTTGCATGAGGTGAATCAGATGTTACTTGAGGCGTTGAAAGAAATCTGCGATTGTCCACAATATGTAGATGAGGCCACCGTTCCTAAAGCAGGTATCGAAGCCGCACCTCAACAGGTAGTTGTAAATATGTCAGTGGCTCTTGTTCGTTTGCGTAAAGTACGGGCAGCAATCGCTAAGGCAGAGGAATCAAAATGAGCCGTGATCTATTACAACGTGTTTTAAAAGTTTTAGAAAATAAACGGTTGCGAATGGATGAACATCTCATACCGATTTTTATTGATGACATCAAAGCTGAGTTAGCCAAGCCTGAGCCTGTTGTTTCATTTACCGATAACGAAGAAGGTTTGTGGATTCAGCTTGAATGTAACGGGTCTTACTACGCTCAGAACCTAAGCGAGAGCAAGACCGCTAATTTTTTTGTTAACGCTTACAGGAGATTGAAATGAGTCGTGAACTGATGCAGCAAGCATTAACTGCTTTGAACACGTGCGACTGGGATTACGATTATGACGAAGAGTCATACAAAACATTTGACGAAGACCTTGTGAACGCAGCGGCAGCGGCACTCAAAGAAGCGTTAGCCAAGCCTGACCTGAGCATCGAAGCAAACCGTGTTGCCTATGATGTTGCCATGCACTACGCAAACAAGACGAAAGAAAAACTTGCCAAGCCTGAGCAAGCATCTAATGAACCGCCTGACTACTTAGAGCCGCCAACATCTGATTATCACAATGGTTGGGAAGAAGGTTTTGAAGCAGCTAAAAATCTCTACCCCCAAAAAACCAAACGTGAATGGGTCGGGCTGACTGATGATGAAGTGTTTGAATTTTTATCATGCGGGGTAAATGGTCGTGAAGACATCAACAACATCGAAGAAGCACTAAGGAGAAAGAATGAGCGCAACTAAACCCCCGCTGTACCGACAGACCCTACCGCCCGAAGATCACGGCAAGGTCATCACCAGTAGGTACTACAGCGTCAATCCTGAGACGCATCATTTAGGCGTGATGCTGAACCCGTATTACAAAGAGTGCAACATCCGCATCGACTGGGGTGTTGACGGTGGCATATACAAAGTGGA